CTGACTTGTTCCGCAAGGAGCTTGAGGATGCGTACCACAGGGGCGGGTTTGACGTCGAGTTGTATGCGTCGGAGCATCTGTATGACGTCGAGTTCTGCTCTGGGTTGTTTTACCCAATTACGCTCCCCTCCGGCCGTGAGCGTCATGTGTTTGGGCCCTTGGTTGGGCGCCAATTGCATAAGATCTTCTTTCAAGTTGATTACTGCCAATTGACCGATGGAGAGTGGACCAAAGCCGTTGCTACGTCCCTCTTCTCTTTGGCGCGTCATGTCCCTTTGTTACGCGTTGTTGCTAGAAGCGTACTTGACATTCATCGCTCTGTAGAAGATAAAACTCTTGAACGTAAGTGGGTCGCATTTGTTAGCGGAGGTGCTTTTGATCCCACGTTGTCGACGTTCGAGTTTTTGGCCGACCGCTACGGTTGCACTGTGTCGGACTTGACGCAGATTGAGTTTGAGATATGGGCCGATATAGTTGGAGGGCCCTGTTTCCTGCGCAGTCCTTTCTTACACAATGTGATCGAACGAGACTTCCCTTCTGACCCGGCTGGAGATCCCGGGCTTTACTGCAGCGCCTTTGACTGGCGTGAGTTCCAGTACTCACCGCTGGGTTTGGTGGTGGTCAGCCCATTCATTGAGGAGCTGTTTCGACGCTCGCCCGTTGGCCGACCCGCAGCCACGGCCTTCCTGGTCACTTATGAGAGCGTTATTGCGTTCTTCGACGGTTACAGAGTTTCCGGGGGCAGCTATCATGTTGCCATCCGCGATTTCTTGCATTCCGTTGTTATGCGCGGCGCTCTTCATTGGCTGTATGGTCATTTCAGCTTTTGGGTGGGCTTCGAGATTCACGCACTCTGGAACCTGGTGATGCTGGCGCTGCATTGCCGTTGGTCTCTCAACGCAGTTCTCGGGAGTTGGCCGACCCCGCGTTGTAGGCAGGCCCTCCGCGAATTGATCGTGTCTCGTCAAGATTCCATGCCACGGTCTCGCTCTCGTGCTAGAAGCAATGGATTCATTGGACCGCTCCTCCCCAATGGCCGCCGTGGTCGTGCCGGCAGCCGTCGCCCCCAGCAGCGTCGTCCCAGCCGAAGTAGGAGAGCACCACCCCCTGCCGCTCGTCAGCCTCGCCGCGCCGCAGGGAGATCCCGCAACCGTCGACGCGGTCGCGGCAACCTTGCGGGGCGTTCACTGCCCCCATTGCCAGCGGGAGGTCGTGCTTACGGCCCTTCTGTTGCCAACGCCGAGCTCCCAGACCTCATTCCTAGCAGCGTGCTTGCCAAAGCTGACTTCGCTTCCGTCCACAACGCAGCGTGCAGTCTTAAGGCTTTGGCGTACCCTGAGCGCTGTAGTCCCCAGCGTTGGGTTGACGGAGCGGGCATCGGTTGTGCCGTCTTCGCACTCCCCATCGACGTCACTTTGACTAACGTCCAAGATTCAGTCAATACCGACTATTACGCTGGCATCACGGTCCGTCCGCGTCTCAAGAGTCATTACTACACGATTACGGCTAGTGCGAGTGATGTTCTCACCTGGACCTCAGTGGACCATCCTGATTTGGCGACCATTGAGGCACAGTTCGCTGTTGTGCGTTGCACCGGCGTATCTGTTATGCCCATTGAGGCCGCCAACGATTTTACTCGTGCCGGGCTCATGTATTTGGGCCAGATGCCGTTCAATGCAAATCCAGCCTCCACTGCTGAACTGTCGCAAATGCGCGGAGTGCGTGAGATCACCGATACGAACCTTGATCTCACCGGCGATCGGTTGTCAGTCAGTTGGCGTCCTGTGTCCTTCCAAAGCGGTGACACCGACGCATCCGGTACCTTGTCTAGTACCGGTTTGGCTTGGAAAGACCCTAGCACTGCCGTCGAGGTCGACGGAGCGGTTGCCGTTGTCGTTAGAGCCAAGGTCAACACGAACAACACCAGGGTCCGCATTGTGTCACATTGGAACGCTATCCCTCTGTATGCCAATCAACGGTTTTATGACCTCCGAGCTGCTGTTGGAAGTCCAGCCGCCGTTGAGCGACTCGTGTCCGCTGCCGAGGTTAAGATGGCTGAGGAGGACTCAAATGACTTCACCTCTTGGATGTCCTCGGTTGGTGGTGTGGTTGAGGACGTCTTCAATGACGTGAAGGGTGCTTACGAAATTGGGAAGCAAGCTGTGTCGGCGGCTTCTACCGCCGCAGCTTGGGCCGGCTCGTTGTGGGGCCATCCTGTTGACCAGATGCTGATCAGGATTCGGGCTTTCTGCAGAGCCCACGACCGTCGTTGGGCTGATCCATGTATGTCTGACAGTCAGAGTCGTCGCTTCGCTGCCGCTATCGCCAAAACGGTTCGCGAGGCTGAGGCCAAGCGTTTAGACCTGGGCGAACTTGAGAATCGTCTGTGTTTCGACCTCCTGC